AGGGACGCAGCGGCCCGGTTGGCCATTTGCAGACTGATCCCGCGAATGTCGCGGGAGACCCGCTCGGGATCATCGGCGAGAACCTCCAGCGACCGCTCGCCGTACTTCTTCCAAACCAAGCCGGCTCGGTAGGAGCTGATCCCGGCGACCGACTCCAGGGCCGCCAGGACGTCGGCCTCGGTGATCGGTTTGGCGGCAGGCGGCTGCTCGGCCGGCTCCGGTTTCGTGGGCGGCTCGGGTTCCGGCGTCGGCTCCAGATCGGCCACGTCGACTGGCTGCGCGTACTGGTGCTCGCCGAACAGATCATCGGCCGGCGGCCAGTTGGTCACCGCCTCGGCCGGCTCGGCCGGCTCCCGTTGCTCGGCCGTTGTCTCGGCGTCCCCCTCGCCGCCTCGCAGCACGCGGAGCGTCTGCCGCAAGTCCCCGGCCTGGCGCCGCGTCAGCCGCAGCTCCACGGTCGGCCCGTTGGGCGTTTGCAGCGGGTAGGCTAGGCGGACCACCGCGCCGTTGTAGGTGTCCTCGACCGCCAGGATTTGGCTCGGTGGCATATGCCAGCCGTTACGATTGCGGTCCGCTACCAGGATTTCCGTCTCTGTTACCATTATCGCCTCCTTGGTTGTCGCCATCGTTGTCGTTGTCGTCGCCGTCGTTATTGGACCCGAACTGCCCCGGTGGCTGCGGCAGTCCGTAGTAGCCCGCGTCGCGATCCGTCTCGCCTTCGAGCAGGTCCCGCTCGACCTCGTAGTCGAGGCCATGACGTGAAGCCAGCGTATGCCGGCTCATCGCCTTGAGGGTGACTAGAACCTGATCGGCCTGGACCTCCTGGAGCCGGTCGCGAGTCTGGACCCGGGGCGGCTCGATCTCGACGTGGATCAAGTCGAGCACGTCCATCGGCAGTTCGCCTCGTCGGGCCGCCAGGGACAGCTCAGCCTCCAGCAGCTCGCGGTCGTGCTCGATCATGTCGGCCTGGAGCCGATCGAACATCTTCACCGCCGGCCCTTCGGCCACCAACGTCGAGCTGTAGTTCGCATTGCTCGCGTCGGAGGAGAGCATGAACTCGGGCATCACCAGCCGGCTGGCGACCGCGCGGAGTTCGGCCTGGATGCCGGCGACGAACCGCCCGACGTCGATCGTGGACGCCGGGAACTGGTAGTCCGTATTGGCCGTCGTGTCGATGATCGAGCCCGGCGGATAGCTCCGGTAGGTCCGTGTCTTCGTGCCCGCGTTGCCACTGGCGTCCGTGCGGCTGGCGTCGGCCTGGGCGTTGACGTACTGCTGGATTGTCGCCTGGCTGCCCTGGAGGTGCTTGCGAACCATCGCAATCGCCGCCTGGATTTCGGCCACCGTGCTCATGTTCCGCAGGATCTTCGCGGCCCGGATCAAGTTTTTGCGGACCGGGTAGAACGTTGGTACGCCGCGAGGGTCGGCCAGATCGACGTTGGCCTTGCGGTGCTGGACCTCGGCCGCGTCGACCCACTCGCCCGTGATGCAATACTGGGTCGGCCGCTCGAAGTCGCCCGGCGCGTACCGGATGCCGAAGTGGATCGACGCATCGGCCGACGCCAGCGAGGGACTACGGACCGTCTCCGGCTCAACGAATCGCAGGATGATCCCCTCGGGCCCGACGAACTTCCGCAGGAAGACTTCGCCGTCGCGGTCGCGTCGCAAGACGATCTCCTGTTGCCGGTGGGCCCAGCGGTTTCGCCGCTCGAACTGCCGTAGGATATCCTCGGCCGCCTCGATCAGGTCGTCGGGCACTTCGACGCCCGGCTGCGGCGAGACGCTGTAGACGTGCCCCGTACCGACGATGTAGCTGACGCGATTCTCGAGGGCGTTGATGGCGAACTCGTTTTGACTGGCCAACTGCCGGCTCTGGTTTCGCAAGGCCGCGAGGTCCGTCTCGTTGCGGTAGGCCAGTGTGTAGGGCTCCTGCCAGGCGGCGGACAGATCGCCATCGATGGGCGTCCAGCCCTCGAACTCGTCGCGGGGGTCGACGTAACGATCGAGGATATCGTCGATGAACGATTCCAGGAACCGCCGTTGGAGGCGGTCGGCCTTCTCTTGCAAAGCGTTGGCGTCGGCCTGCGACATGATGGGGATCTCCTAAGAAATGCCGCTGCTGCACGCGATAAGCGGCGTGGCACCGGGCCCCCACTTGCCTTTCGGACAGCTTGTGGTGGCCATTTTCAGTTTGTTGGTCAACGCGCGGCCGCTTTTGCGAATGCGGCAGCCGCACACGGTGCAGGTGTTCCGCCGGGCGTCGAAGTGCTCGCACGGCACGCAGGCCAGCTCGTAGATCGCCGCGACCTCCGCGTCGGTGCGGACGGGCCGCCCCTGCTGGATCCACCGCTGGGCCTCGGAGACGTACCGCCGGGCCTTGGCCGGCGTGGAGCCCGAGTCGCCGCCGACGAGCCGGTAGGGCTTCGCTGGAAGCACGCCGGCGACCCACGGCGTGAAGTGGTTCTCGCGGTACCACTGCGGCGTGCGGTTGTTCTCGCCGTCTTCGAATCCGATGTTCTGGATCCGCGAGAGCAGCGGAAACAGCTCGCGGTGGCTGCCCTGGAACCGCTTCTTGAAGGCGCAGGTGAAGCACTTCGGATTCTTGAATCGCCACCGCTTGAGCATCCAGTCGAGCCGTTGCCGGTCGACGGCCCAGCCCCACGGGGTAAAGACCGATCGCGTGTTGACCAGGAACCGTTCCTTCTTTTTCGGCTCGCGTGGCGACTTGCGATAGCCGCTGGCGAACAGCACGTCGTCGGGCAGCCGCGGCATGGCCTCCTCGACGGCCCAGGCGAAATACCGCAGTGCGTCGGGACTGGGCACGACGTCGTCCTCGAGGTGGACGAGCGTCTGGACGTCCGCGTCGACGGCTCGCAGCATGGCGGCGTGTGTATTGCGGTTGAGCCCCTTGCGTTGGTAGTTGAGCACGACGTGCTTCTCGCAGGCATCGAACCCCTCGAACGCCTCGGCTACCTCCTCGCAGCCCGGCTCAACCGACGCGATCAGCCGCCAATCGGCAACGCCCTCGCACTGGGCCAAGGCCTCGAGCACCTGTCGGGTGTAGAGCGGGCGTCGGTAGGCGGTCATCGTAATGATGCGGTTCACTACTCGTCCTTGTGCCTGTAGATCACGTCGTGGTGGGTCGGATGGTGGTTGTAGGCCTTCTCTCTGCGATAGCCGTAGCCGTCCAACAGGCCGTGGATTTCCTTCGGGTCCGGCCAGCCCTCCGGCACACGGCCCGGCTTACGCTCCTCGATGTTGATCCACCGGACGCGGCCGCTGGAAAGCAGCTCCGGCCCGCTGGCCAATGCCTCGAGTTCGCCTCCCTCGATATCCATCCAGAGCAGGATGCGGCCGGGCCGGCCCATCTGTTGATCGAACCGATCTAGCGACCAGACCTTCACGTCGACTGTGTCACCGCCGCGAGGGACGACCAACGAGGAGCACATCTGCGTCGGGTGGGTGTGTAGCCGGCGGATGCCCTCAGGCTGGCCGATCGCTACGTTCGCCAGCACGCCGGGCCAGCCATTGCGGATCAGGAACTCGTACTGCCCCGGGTGCGGCTCGCAGCCGAACAGCCGCATCCCGGGCCATACGGCGCCCAGCGTGGCCCACTCGGTCTTCGGGCCGACGCCGATGTCGTACATCGCCAGAGGCCCGCGGCCGCGTGCGACGAACCGCGCGATATACCGCTCGTTGGCCCGCTGCTTCTGCTTTTGTGCATAGCTGTTCACTGCTTGCGGTACCTCCGCTCCGAGTCCATGGCAGGTTGGACCGTCTCCAGCCACATCTCGCACGCCTGGACGATCCGCGTGCGGTGGGCGTTGTGCCCGGCCCGCTTGCAGATGGCGTCGTTACTGGGCAGCTCCTTGACCGGCAGGTCGTAGGCGGCGTTGAGTTGCCCATACTCGGCCATCGCCACATAGGAGAGCAGGATATCCTCGCCGTTGCCGTAGGGGACGCTACCATCGAATAGATGCCGAAATCGCCCGAGTGCCGCGAAGAACCACGCCGCGTATTCCCGGCTGCAAATCATCGCCCGCGTAAGCACGATGGGGCACGGGCCGCTCGGCGAACGGTGGTAACTGTACCCCGGCCCGGGAGCCAGGTGCCGCCCGAAGATGCCGTGGATGCAGTAGCGTCCGGCCTGCCACGATCCGTATAGGGCGGCGATGGTCTCGTGCGGCAGATACAGATCGTCGTCCTGGATCAATACCGCGTCGTTCTTCGCTAGCGACATCGCGGCGAACCGGGTGAACAGCCCCATGTCCTCGCTGGACATGATGAACTTCGTTTTGCCGTCCAGGCTGAGCGTCGTCGGGTTGTTATCCCAGACGATCACCTCCGAGACGAGCGGGCTCTGCCAGAGCCCGTCGAGGATGCGGCGGACGTTGGTCGGCCGCTTCCAGTTGAGCATCACCACCGACAGGCTCATGATTCGCCTCCCGCTGCCTCCACGGGCAGTCGCAGGGCCATTTCGAGTGCGTCCGGGCCGTCATCGTGGTCGGCCAGGGGGAAATCGATCAGTTGGTCGACCAATAGTCTACACCCTGGCGAATCGCCCTTGAAGCGGAGTTCTCTGTTGGTGAGGTACGGCCCGAGCCGCCGGACGCGGACGGCCTTGTTGATCCGGTTGAACATCTTGAAGATCGGCCACCGCTGCGAAAGCGTTCCCTGCGTGGCCCGCTCGAACTGGTCGACCAAGAGCTCCTGGAACTGGTTCGCTTCGATCCCGACGAAGTCCGGCTTGTAGCGGTCGCACATCCGCAGCGTATCGCGGACGATCTTGTCCGACGTTCGCCGCTCCAGATCGGCATCGACGTAGACGAGCCCGCGGTGCACGCCGACGAAGACGATCGCCGAGTAGTCGCCCGTGCGGGAATCCTTGCCCTTGCTCGGATCGACGGCGACGACCCGGACGTCGAAATCTCTGGGCCAGTCCTTGGGCTCGCACCAGAGGTGGTCGCCGAATAGCTCTGGCGGCCACTCCGCGCCGGCCGCCTCGGCCGGGTCCTGGTCGTACAGGGCCGCGTAGCTGCGCGGGTCCTGCTCGCGCGTGAGCCGATGCTCCCGCTGGTCCATGAACGATGGCCAGAGGGCCTCGCCCTCGGCCCGCGGGTCGCCGGGCGTAGCCGCGTCGGCCTTCTTCAGTCCGGGCAGCACCAGTACGTCCCATTGGTCGGCGTCCCGCTCGACCTGCTTGCGTAGCAACCGGCCGGCCAGGTCGTCGCGGTGCCAGCGGGTGAGCGTCAAAAGAATCTTCGCGTCAGCCTGCCGGCGTGTGTAGAAGTCGTTCACGTACCACTGCCAGACCTTCTCGCGGTAGGTCGGCGAGTCGGCCTCCTCGCGGCTTTTGATCGGGTCGTCGATGATGCCCAGGTCAAACCCCATGCCCGTGATCGAGCCGCCGACGCCGGCTGAGAGGTAGTAGCCGCCGTGATCGACGATCTCGAACATGTCGGTGGTCCGCTTCCAGGAGCCGCGGCTATCGCTGCGGACGAACTTGCTGGAGAGCTGTGTTGCTGGAAAGAGATTGCGGTAGCGGTCGCCGTCGATGATCCGCTGGACGTCGCGGTTCATGGCCGAGGAGAGGCTGGCCGTGTGCGAGCAGGCGATGATCCGCAGCGATGGATCGAGCCCCAGGGCGAAGGCCGGCAGCCGGCGGCTGACCAGCTCGGATTTGCCGTGCCTCGGCGGCATGAAGACCATCAGCCGCCGCGTTTGCCCGGACACGAACCCCTGGAGCTTCGCGGCCAGTAGCCGATGGTGCCAGTTGACCTCGTAGTCCGGCTTCGTGTAGACCGTAAACGGCAGGAGGTTAGCCCTCGCCTTGCGGCGGCGGAGCAATTCGATGGTGGCTTCCAGTCCCGTCACCAGCAGCAATCTCCCGCAGTTTTTTCGCGGCCTCCGGTCCGGCCGACGCCGTAGCGATCCGGATCAGGTCGTCGTCGGTGAGTCGGCTGGCCAGTCCGCTCGCGTTGTCGTCGGACAGCCGAAGCTCAGACCGGCTCGGCGCGTCCAGCCCAAGCAGCGTCCGACGCTGTGCAATGCACTTTTGGACCATATCGAGGAACCGCACGTTGCCGGTCTGCCCGACTCGCGTGACGGTCTTTTCCTCGCCGTCGTTGGTCTGCTTGATGCGGTAGGTGACCGCGTCGTTTTTGCTTCGCTGCCATGCGTCCCATGCCTCCCGCTCGACCTCCTCTAGCTTGGCTAGCTCTTTCGCCCTGGCCTCGTCGAAGTCGATCGTGGCCGACTTCCGCCACGCCTCGCGGATCGCTCTCAGGTCGCGCGAGACGAGCGACTGCGAGCAGCCAGCCTCCTCGGCAATCTGCCACTGCGTCCTGCCGATCAAATAGAGCCGTGCGACACGCTGCCGCCGTTCGTCGATCACTGCCTGCTGGGTCGGTGGTCGCATTCGTCATCATTGGATGCACGCCAGGATGAAGCCGAGCACGATCGGCTGTGTGTCGGGATCCTCGGCCGCCGGTATGCCGGAAGACGAGGAGCTGGACGACGAGCCGCAGCCGACCGGCGTCAGGGTGTACTCGACCAGATAGCTGCGGCCCGCCGTGGTGAAGGCTGGGTAGTTTTTGACCGGAACCGTGTGCTGGAAGTTGTAGCCGGTGGCGTCCTTCGTCCAGACCGCTCCGGTTTGCAATGCGTCGTGGATGATGTCGGCCACGGTCAGGGCAACCCCGTCGTGACCCGAGACGACGGTCCGCGCGTCGGGGTCGTCGGCATCGAGCAGGTAGACGGAGTATTCCGCCGAGGCGATGTCGGCCTGCTGGACCGCCACGCCGTCCCAGCCGGTGACTCGGCCGAGATTCGTTTTGGTGCCGCCCTTGCGGACCGTGTCGTAGATGCTCGCCGCGTTGCTCATGGTTGAATCGCTCCTCTCGCCTTAAACTGATTGCCCGGCCACCAGGCCGGCCGAGTGGGACTGCCCCACGGCAACGCCCGCACCATACGCCTGGCCGGCTGTTGTGCCTGCCGAATAGCCCTGGCCGGCAGCAACGCCCGCCCCATAAGTTTGCCCGGCCGTCGTTCCGGCCGCGAAGACCTGCGAGGCAGGCAGCAGCAACGGCAACACGATCGCGTGGCGACTACTTCCGATGCCGACCAACGCCACCGAAGCAGCCAATACGCCGCTGCCGCTAGCCGTGTTCGCGCCCACGCCGGCAAGGGTCGCGTCGGCGGCAAGCCCGCCCTCGCCGCTGGTGGTCGCGGCTCCCGTGCCGGCAAGCGTGGCATCGGCTGCCAGGGCCCCGGCGCCCTCCGCTGCCGCAAGGCCGACGCCGGCTAAGGTCGCCGTTGCCGACAGCGCACCCGAACCGCCCGCCGGTGCCGAGCCCACGCCCGCAAGGGTCGCCGACGCAACGAGTGCTCCGCTGCCAGTTAGCGGCGGCATCCAGCCTTCGCTGATCGTATACTGGCTGATCGTGCCGTCGCCGAGCATGGCTTGCCTCGGTGTCAGTTGTAGAAAATGATTTGCGGAACGAAGGCGGACGGCGACTGGTAGTAGCTCATCACCGGCA